GTAGTTCAATATAAATGCCTTAGTACGTTATATGGAAAAGAAAGTTCTTGGAATGAAAAAGCTGTTGGCAATTTGAATGGTACTAAACGTGTTTATGGTATTCCTCAAGGAAAGAGTGAATATCTACGAACAGCAAATGGTTATGAACAAATTGATTGGGGTTTGTCATACATAGCCAATAAGTTTGGTATCGATAAGGATGGCTATATCAACGCATGTGCAGCATTAAAACATTGGCAACTTAAAGGATGGCATTGAGTAATAAAGCTTTAGGTTCTGCCAAGTGGAAGTCTTTGCGATTGCGTGTACTTGCAAGGGATGGCTTCATTTGCACATATTGTGGCATACACCTTCAAGGTGCTAACGCAATCGCAAAGACTTCCACTTGGCAGAACCTAAAGCTTTATTACTCAATGCCATCCTTTAAGTTGCCAATGTTTTAATGCTGCACATGCGTTGATGTACCCATCCTTATCGATTCCAAACTTATTGGCTATGTATGACAGACCCCAATCAATTTGTTCATAACCATTTGCTGTTCGTAGATATTCACTTTTTCCTTGAGGAATACCATAAACACGTTTAGTACCATTCAAATTACCAACAGCTTTTTCATTCCAAGAACTTTCTTTGCCATATAACGTACTAAGGCATTTATATTGAACTACGCTTTCAATACGCATTTGAGCATATTCTTTATAGCTAATAGGTTCATGTCTTACTAATGCATTAACGGAATCAATCTCTTTCGACGAAAGACTTAATGCAATTAAGACAAAGGCTACCCCAAATGCTACAAGCCACGAACTCGCGAGCAATCCGCTACGGCGGCTCGCGTTCGCGCTTTTAGGCGCGTCGCTTGCTTGAAGCATACTCGCATTGTCAAATCCTTTACGCATGACTTTCCTTTCCGTCTCACTATATGAGATGTGATTTACACCACATATAAGTACAACTTATCCTTAAGTCATCTCCTTCCGCCCATGTTTCATCCCAACCGGCTTGGCTCATATACTCATCCAACCGATATAACCTGAATCAGGATTATCTTTTAACCATTGTTCTCTTAGGGCATTTTGATAAGCCCAATCAATGTCTGTTGATTCTTTATCCATAACCTTCACTCCATTCATGACCGCAGTCATTACATTCATGAAAGTAATCTTTATTGTAATTTGTAGTGGTGGTGTTATACCTTAAACACTCAGGGCATTGATCTTTGCGCATGTAGAGCAAGTATTACCTTCCGCAAGCCATCCACCGCATATACAACGATCAACCGGCTCAGTCATCTAATAACTCCTATTTTAGATTTATATAATGCTTTTATTGCTGTATCACCCATAGCCCATAAACTTGTTCCATACATAATTTTTTGTATATCCCCATCAGGTTTTTGAAAACCAACATTTGGCTTCATCATGATTACCTTGGCTTTACTAGCCCATAGTCTTTGCCACCATTGGCTGTTCCCTGATAATGGAAGTAAAGCCAAACCATTGGCGTTGGCCAGCCATTTATCAACCCAAGGACTTGGTTTTGAATATGGCGGATTACACCAAACTAAACCTTTCCAATCTTGTATTAATCCATCATCTGTCAATGTGTAATACTTTTTGCATGGCACATACGGCGCACCGCCCTCGGGTGCTGATACGTCCAAATCAAATACCAAATCCAATGCTTCAAATATCCAAGCAGGTGTGTACATTTCATCATTACTCATTTAACACCTTCATAAAATCTGACATGGGAAGTAAGACAATGTAATCCTCTACTTTCTCGCCTTGCCCATTGCAACGCAATACCACAAAGGCCAGTTTATCGGATTTACGCTCTTTTATCTGTTTTATCCACCCTAAAGGGCTGAATTTTGTTACCGCTTTAACCTCTACGTCAAAAGGAGTGCCTAGGATGTCACTCCCTTGACGACCTGCCCCCGTTGACTCGGCATATGGATACCAAGCCCGCAGATACTCTGCGACTACACGCTGCGTTCGATAACCGCGGTGTTTACGCGATTGGGTTGACATGTGGGTAGTCGATATGATTTACGCTAGTGCAAACTGGACAGACTTTAACGCCGTCCATGTTAATCATGCGTGGGTCGTTGCACATTTCGCAGCACTCAGACAATGGCACAATATCTAAATGAACTCCATCATCTTTGAACGTGGCTTTAACACCATGCTCATCAATCATTTCCATTTCACCCATTTTCATATCCTTCCTCAAAATACCAAATTCCATTTGAGGTTTGCTTAGCCCATTTAGCGTGAGCATCTACACCTTTTTTACAAACATAGCCGTAGTAAGGTTTTCCCTTGCCCTTTGATATACCCTGTTTAAGAATATGACCATGTTCGCAAGGTTCAGGCTCTTTTGGACTTGCTTTCGCAATCGCATTTACCGCATCTCCTATGCCCCAAGAAACCGGCTGAGGTTCTCTCGGCTCAACCGGCTTATTGGTTTCCTCGTTGATAGGGATACGAGATTCTAGTTTTTCCTTGAAGGTCATTACCTTTTCCATCTCAGCACGATTGGCTCTTGGTGCTTTGACGCCTTCAACTGTTGTAGAGTATTTAGGCAAACCAGTATTTGTTATTGCTCTTGCATAGGCACTTGTTTCTGCCTTTTCGATTGCAAACTGAGTGTTGACACTCTCACCTGCTAATCCATAAGTCCAAGGATGTGGGTCAGCCCATGTACGCCATAATTTGACTGTGACGTACACCACACCATCAACAACTTTCCAATCAGATTCCTGTCTCATATCAGGATTATCCGCTGCGAACAGTTCAATTCTCTGTTCAGCCGTCATGTAATTATCTAAGTTAAATGCCATCTACCTCACCTTTATATTCTGTGTCATACTCTTTGAGTATTTGATTGTATATTGCAAGGTAGCCGATTCCGTCCTTAACTGAATCGAGATGGTTAGGTGATTCTGATAAACGACTGATTTTGACGAGCAGCATACAAATACTGACCTGCATTGGTGAGATGTAATCGCCAAGGTAGGCACTCCATAGTTCTGAGATTCTTTCGTGATTTGTTCTACTTGAACCATAGACGCTACCTCTCTGCGACAACGTGACCCTCACCTCGTCAAATAAATCTTCAGTTCTGTTCATAGTCAAACACCTTATCTACTTGCACTTTGTTTTCGATCATACGGCGGTGCATATTCCATCCATCCCGACGACCAATCCAGTAGTACCTTGCCTCGGCTTGCGCCTTAATTCCAACATAAATCCAAATCAAAGCAAAGATTCCAAGTAATGACCATACCCACATAAGTCCTGCTTCCTTTAGGCTCATAGTGCGACCATCCAAGAACCTGCGTAGTTTGTTGTAATTACCCAATCACGAGTTGCAGCATCATAAGAGATTGAATAATCCTGCTTTGCATCTGCAAGGTATTGGACTGCTACTAATGCGCTAACATAAGTATCAACCCAGTAGATGAATTTGTGTGACCAATTGATGTCGTCATCAAATCGGTTTGTTTGTTCGACCCAACCATCATTCCCTGCAAACTCCATTTGACAAGTGGTTAGGCGTTGAAAATCTAGGGGTGTAATTTTCATGCTTTTAACTTATTCTTGGCTTGTTCTTTTTCGCACTCGCCATATAACTTATGATTAGTTTGACGATTAACTACGTAAGTTCCGCAGTCTGAACATATTGCGGCATATCTTTCCATTTGTAGCCTTTCCCTTACACCAAGTCCGTTAACTTGGATAAGAGAAGGATGACACACGCTACCGACGCCGGCAATTAAAATACCGGCGTGGCGTATAACGATTTTGTTATTTGTAGAGTTTGCCCTCAAAGATAAATGAATGGTTGTTAATAGGTATAGGGATTACCTGTACTTTGCGGTCTTGAACGTAGGCTACTGCGAATCCTTGCTGCCAATTGGCGTAACCCCTCGTATAAGCCATGCCGCTTGAGGCTAAATCGACTAAATTACCGACCTCTAAACCCCACACAGTACGCCCTAATTGGCCTCTAGAAGCCTCTGTGAAGGCCGATAAGCCTAGTCTGTGAGTGTGCCCACACACCACGCTCTTTCCTAGCCTTCTAGCCCCATTTAAGGCCGTTTGGGAAGGTACTTGGCTAAGTGGGAAAGCGTCCCCATGAACTGCCGTCCAACCATGCGCCCAGTCAAGTCCATATGGGTGAAAGTTGATACCAAGTTTGTCATATCCCATAAAACGTGGATAGTGCATTTCGGGTAGGTTAAGGAAAGATGGGAGTCTTTTCTTGATTGATCGGTAAAGTCTGATTCCATGATTGCTGCCTAGAACGTCAGTAACACCGAGATACTGTAAAACCTCTTGGGTAAACTTTCTGTCATCATCTAGGTTTCCTACCATCTCGTCAATCGTGCCGGCGTTGAATCCGCCTAGTTGTGGTAAATCTATTTCGTCACCAATTTGAATGGTGCGGTGAGGTTTCCACTTTTGCAAAAAACGTCCTACTACTTTGACCGACTGCTCGTCTATGAAAGGGGCTTGAAGGTCACTAATAAAAGCGATTCGCTTAATCGTCGTCCTCGTCAGGTGTGGGAATGACTGGGATTATGGCATCAGGCTTATCATTCGCTACCCAGTCCGGTAACGCTGACGGCTCTTGCATAAAGAACCAAGCCAACTCATTACTGAAACCAGCCTTCTTGGCTGCTCTGTATATCTCATGTTTTGTAATGAAATAAACGTCCAGTTTTGATAAAGGTTCGGGAGACTTTCTTACAACTCTCCTGTTAACCTTTTTTCTTTTCTTTGTGTTTGCCATAATTAAATTCTACTTCCTACTAATGACAATAAAGAGTTCATCCAGTCTTTGCTCAAGGCGTGTCACTTGATCTTTTAGACTATCTCCGCCATTTGGTCTAAGTTCATTTAGCCAACCTTTTACTAGCCAGCGCAAGCCAGCAAGTAATCCAATTAATGTTGTGGTAATTCCAGCAGCAAAGCCAGCCCACTCAAGGGCTGTCATTACTCTTTGCTACCTAAGCCAAATGCTGTGTCGTCAGGATTCATAGCACGCAAGATTGGTGCTACAAATGCAACGAGAAAAGCCTTCCAAATGTCATCAAATGAACCTGAAGGATTAGTTACGTAAACAGTTGCAAGACAAACAAATGCGCTGCGTCCGTATGATTGTATTGCTGCCATTACTTTCTTATTCATTGCTACCCCCTAGTAGTGGTATGTTAAAAAATTCTGAGTTATTGTCCTGATCTTTTCTAAATGAAATATGTATGTGGTGATCGTGGCGGTTGTAGCCGCGATAGCGTCTCCATTTGTAATTTAAGATTGGTGAGGCAATTTGTCCTAAATGAATTACATACAGAATACGTCCGTGATGTTTGGCGTATTGTCGTAACTGATCTGCCAAATATGCTGAAGTTCTTTTGTCGTCAGAAAGGCGAGCGTCAACGTCGATAGCACGTACAACCCCTGTTTTTGGGTCGGGTATGTGATCGCTTTTACCTCGTGATTGATGCAACAAATCAGCAATCCACCCATCAGATTTACGTAAACGATCAGCGAAGGTGTCGTCAATTTGTTCTCTTAATTGAACCGCCGCTTTTGACAACCATGGTTTCATATTTTCCTATTTATCCTTCAGAAACAATTCCTCAAGATTATGCTGAGGGTTTGCCTAGGCTTAATCCTTCAGGAATTGGTTGGCTATATTCCCATTTTGCAATATAAGCACCAATGCCATCTGAATCATCCTGTATCCTAATTGAACCATGAGCAAATTCCCTCTCTTTAAGTTCAGGATAAGTTTCTTTAATAAACAAATATAAATCCATTTTATGCTCCTAAATATTCAACTTGGAATCTTGTATAAGTTTGTCCGCCAATTATATTTAACGCACCGCCACTATTTTGATAAGCGTATATTTCAAAATAATCAGTTGCAACTGCGTCTAACATTCTACTACCAGTTCCAATGGCATAAAAAGATGATACACCTGCACTTAAATATAATTGACCAAAAGCATTTCCATTTTTGTAAATGCCAAAACTTCTAACCCCAGTAGATGAACTGTCATTATATACAACTGTTGCTATAAATAAATATTTACCATTTTTACCAGATGGAATTGTTATTCTGCTGGTATTTGTTGAATTATCGTGGAACGAATCTGTGTCATATTCTTCGGTATTAAATGTTAATGCAGTCCAAGTTCCGGTGTTGATACTTTGGTCAGCAGATTTGTATAATACACAACCAACTGCACCACTCGCTGTAGGTGCTTGCCACTTCAATCCAGTAGTCTCAGCAGAATCCGCTACAAGTGTGTAGCCATTTGTTCCAACTGCAAGACGACTAAAAGTATCTGAACCTGTACCAACTACTAAATCACCTTTGGCGTCTATTGCTGTTGCCATTGAGTTAGTAATTGTTACTGTGCCCGAAGTACCGCCACCGCTTATTCCAGTTCCTGCGGTTACGCCTTCAATGTCTCCAGTTGCACCTGATGCGACCCATGCACTTCCTGAGTAATACCATAATGAATCGTTATTTTTTGTGTAAGCAAACTGCCCCTCTGCGGGTGCTGTAATTGCTGCGTCTCTTGCTGTTGCGTCGGCAAACACCAGTACGCCTTGCATTAAATATCCATTAACGTCGGCTGCGCTTAAAACGTCTCCTGTGTTAAAGGTCTTGAAACCTAATCCTGCTGCCATGTGTGATTCTCCTTAGGGTCTAATTATATCTTAATATGACAAAACATCCTCGCCAATAACGCCATAATAGGCATTTCCAAGGATAAATCCATCAACTATCGGTTCAAGGGTGGTTAAGGTAGTAATCCATGAACCAGCAGTTATATCGTGTGTAATACCTTGTATTTGTAAATTTTTAGTGATTGTTGAACTGTCAGGTTGGATATTTGTAATTAATACATTATCAAAGTAATCAAATGCCAAAATTGTCGCGGTTGGCACATTTGGGTCAAATAGATCAAGGGTCATCTGATCGATTCGGATTGTAGTTGTTGATCTAGTGGCAACATACATTTTAGCAATATTCAAAGCGTTGGCATCTGTATCAATTATCAAATCAGGCACACTTATTGAATGGGGGAAATAAGTTGCAATCGAGGTAGCGTCGACGGCAGTCTGAGCCACGCCCGATACTTTTGTCATTGTTGCCGTATTGATAATAAGTTTGTCATCAAAGGCAAACTTTAAGTCTTTGTAAGGTATGCCACCGGTTTGATTAAATTGGGTTGGTGTAGCCCCTGCGCTTGCAATAACTGTATTTCTATTCTTAAATATGGCGTTTCCTTCAGGGGTAATGTAGAAAGCCCCTTGCTCAGAAAATTCGCAGTTTTGTAAAGCACTTAAGGAAGTTCTCAGAGTTGCAGGGTCAGCACTTGTTAAACTGTTTCCAGTCTCAATGCTACGCATACCATTTGGGAATTGAACAGTATCGAGAATTTTATTGATGCGCGTACCGGTATCTTGTCCAGCACTCGCACCGGTAACAGTTATTACTGAAGCAAGGTTAAATAATCTGAAAGCATCACTTGCTGAAATATCTACATAAGATACGTTTTCGGCTTGATCGTAAGAGTAAGCATAGTCGGTCGTATATCCGCTAAAAAGGTAATAAGTAGTGCCGCTAACAGTTGCAGATATTCTAAGTTTACGAAGCGGGGTTAATTGTCCGTAATAAGGAGAGGATACGTTTTGCGGATTAAAATCACCTGAAGGGTCAAAGATTCTTACAACGCAAGTGCCAGCCTCGTAAATGTCTCTGTTAACGTTTCTGCCGCGTCTAATGCTTATGCGTCTAGTTTGTGAAGTTAAGTTTACAACTAAAGCGGGAGTAGTTGAGTCAGATAAAATTCCTGTACCTAAAACGCCGTTAACAGGGTCGTCTAAGGTGAAAGGGTTTGCAAAGGTAGCACCTGAACTAAAGTTAAGTGATACGTCAAGGGTTGCCGGTAATGCCATTACTGGAACGCACCTAACAACCTACCAACTGAACTGGCAGAACCTGAAAGGTTAGAGTTTAATAATCCGTTTCTTATTTGATCTACTAAGTCATCATCTGACACAACGCTGCCAGCATTATTTATAGTTATGTTAATGCTTGGAGTCTTAATACCAAGATCACCCATTACGCCAGTTATGGAAGCATACTCGGCTGATGCTTGAGGGGCGTTAGCCAATACTGATGCGGCAGTTGTTGGGCTGAGAGGAACTCTGACTTTCCCCGAAATAACTTCCTCAGGACGCATCTGCAACAGGCGATACATTTCAATCATCTTGGCAAGTAAATTATCAATCTCAGAACCCCAACCCTTAAACGGATTAAGTGCCATAGGTATCTTGGCAATAGCAGTAGCAAGATCGGTGGTCTGTAATTGAACAATGGCTAGTTGCTTTCCTAGTCTTTCAGCCTCTGACGCATTGCCTTGCAGTAAGGCTAATTGCAAGTTGAGTCTTAATTTTTCTTGTTCAGTTACTTTACCTTGCAAGGCTGCAAAGATTTCAATTTGAGCAGTATCAAACAGGCTTCCAAATTGTTTAATTTTGGCTTGGTCTTTCAGCAATTGTTGTTGAGCCTTAACCAAGGCTTGTTCTCTCTTGATCGCAGCCAGTCTATCTTTAGCCGCTTTTGCTGCTGCGTTTTGTAGTTTCTTTTCCTCAGCCCGCAATGCTTCGTAATCAAAGCGGGAACTCATAGGGTCGTAAGGCTTGTCAAAGTTTTGTTTGTAGTTAAAAATGCTGCCTGACTTGTCGCTTAACAACTCGCTTATAGGAGTATTTAAGAATTGTAAGTTACCAGCAATAAACTTGCTGACGTAACCCATTGCAGTAACTGATTTTTTGGCAACTGTCTCTAATAAACTGCCAGTCTTTTCAGCGTTGACGTTTAAGTCTGCAAAAGCGTTAACTAATCCTTCGCCCACAATTTCTTTAACGACGTCCATGCTTGCGCCAAGGATTGCCATTTGACCTGCAAAACCGGCTGCTGATGCCTCACCTTGTCCGGCAAATTGTTTGTTCAGTTGCGCCTGTACCTCTGCAAAACTCTTGCCTTTTAGCGAAGCGGTGCTATATCCAATGTTTAATGAGACTAATGCTTTGTTGTTTCCTAGGAAAGATTTACTCAAAGCGTCAACGGCAACGCCTAAATCAACGCCAGCACCAGCAGACAAATCTAACGCTGTTAATAATATATCTTGAGACTTTTTGGCATCTAATGTCGTAGAAACCAATTGCTGCATAGCAGGACGTAATTGATCGTCTAATATGCCTCTAGTTTTTTGGATTCTTTGAATAAATTGTTCGGTGGCTAAAACCTCAAAAGACATTCCTAGATTGCCTAAAGTTAAGGCTAAAGACTTGGCTGACTTTTCCTCTTGAGCAAAAGCCTGAATTGATGCTTTGGCAAAACGTGTGACTTGGCTCACACCAAAGGCAACACCAAAAGACTTGGCTAGATTGTTGGCAGACTTACTTAATTTGGTTAAAGAGTTCTGCGCTTGCCTTGCACCTTTGTCCTTATAGGTAGAGGTGATTGCAATGTCTATGGGTGAAAAACTTACCATTATGCCGCCCTATCGAATGTTTTGTATTGTGCCCTTGAAACTCTCTGAAACCATCTTGTCTTTGCTTTATCAATTGCCTTCATGACTGCATCCTGTACCTTGCCATGATCGTCGTAAAATGCTTTATAGAGTAAGCGTCCTTCTCGTTTGCGACCCCTACCAATGCTGACTAATTTCTGTTGATTCTGTAATGCTCGAACAAATTGATAACCAGCAAAAGGGTTATTGCTTGCGTACTCGCCTGTTTTGCGTCTTAAAAATTGTTGATTAAATTTGTAAGTGCCTTCATACCCTTGCACTTTTCCTTTTTTCTCACCGCTTATATTCGCGAAGGCAGCGCGTCCATTTGGATTCTTGCGACCTGCTGTTTCATAAATCGCACCTGAAGCGGAATGGTTTTGCAAGATAAATGTTTGAACAAATCCTGATCGATTGCGCTTGGTAGTTCCTAGATCGTAACCTAAACCTTTTCTAATTTTCCAAGGGTCATACTTAGGAAATCCGCGTTTGCGTGATGATCTAGATTTTGCTTCTCTACCTTGGCTAGTCCAGCCTTCGTCTAAGCCTGAAATCCTTGCTCGCACCATGCCTTTAGCCCTATCGGAAATGCTCTGCATTGCAGGGTCAATTTCCTCGAGCATGTCTTTGTACAAATCGGGCGCAAAGTTTTTAAGACTGTATAAAGTCTCATCTAGCCCTGCGACCTCGACTGGCATTTTCCATCCTTTTTGCGTCCTCTTTTAGAACGTTTAATGTTGCTAAAAGTAACGATCTGTCCATGTTAATAAATTCGCTATGCGGTATGCCTGTTCTAACTGCCAATAAAGCAATTAGATAAGTCGTGTCATACCGCGTTACCCATTTGGGGCGTCGGCGTCCAAAATCTCTACCTTAGATAGAGTTTCTAAATACTTATCCCCAAATGGTGCAACTGTATTTCCAGCGCGTCTTTCGGCTTCCCAAGAAAGCCAGTAAATATCTGACTGCCTTTCCTCGTCCCTAAACCGCTTATGGAATCCAGTCTTAAATTGTTGTTCAAACGCATATTCGAGTGCAGGAGAAATATCAAAATCTAATACGTCACCTGAAGCCTTTGTCACTCTTAATTTAATCATTTATTCCCCTTAGAATGTACCTGTTGTTGCAACGGCTACTGCGCCGTTAACAGTCCATGTTACATCCTGAGTACCAAGATCGCCAACTCCGCCGTTAATGTCGGTTGTGTTGTTAATCAAGCAAGTCATTGTATAAAGAGGGTTAGTTGCTGAAACCGCAGTTCCTTTTTCTTGCAAAAGAACAACAGTTACCGAAGTACCCCATGCGGCTTGCAAAGTTGCTAAAACGTTTGCTGATGCGGTGTCGTTCAAGAACGAAATGGAAACACTTGAAGTTTCTAAACCCTTGACATATTTTTCGCCGGTATCACCCATTGCGGTCACGGCTAATTCATTAAATGATCGGTTTAGCGTGACACTTGTTACGTGATCGGAAAGGTCAACGGAATTTACCTTGACTCCGACCTTATTATTTAAGAACACAGCCATGGTTATTCCTCATCTTTCTTAGTGATTGGTTTTGGCTTTTCTGTTTTTGTTACTTGCCCGACTTTTTCAAGCCAAGCCTTGTCCTCTGAAGGAACATCATAAATATCGCTCATTTTTTAACTCCAACTTGTCATTATAGAAATTTGTAAATCTGCACTTAGCATTTCTCCTGCTGCTGCCGATAAAACATTTGGTGCAGATATATTGCCCACGCTGATTTTGAGGGTAGTAATTGAAGCCAGTTTGTTAAACACGCCGACGACAAAATCCTCAATTCCGTTTAAGTTTCCTTGATTGTCTAGCATTGGCACAATCATTACTAAACGAAAATTTACTTTTGGTGCAACGCTTGAGTAAATGTTATTGCTTGGTTCGATATAAGGGTCATCCGGTTGGATGATTAAAGAATTGGCAATGGGCGAGGCAGGTGGAAAAGAAAACACCTGCCACACCCCAGCGTTTTCCAACGCCGTCGCAAGGGTTGTTCTGAGAGTCGTAACGGCGACAGTCATCAGCCAACCAAGCCATTTGGTGATAAATGATTTGCTAACAAACCTCTGACTCTTGCGAGTAATGTGTTACCCATTTTGTAGGGTGATGGTTGAAAGTCGGGAGAAACTCCACCTGATGCTGTTTGTTGTCTGCTCTGCCAAATGTCAACCGCTATTAACAAAGTACTTTCTCTAATCTCAGGAACAGTTGCATAATCGATATGTGTTGTTGCGGATGCTGTTCCGTATGGAATAACTAAATGTTTTAATTCTATTGTGCCGTTATTTATTGTATAAGTCATTGAATAATCTGTTACTGCTGTAATAGTTTTTGAGCCGTTATATTTTGCACCACAATTTTCGACAACTACTGTCTCACCTACTAGAACATTATGCTTCTTGTCTGTATAAATTGTTGCAGAGGTTGTTGAGGTAATTTCTTGAGCAATAACATTATAGTTGTTGTACCACAAATAACCCTTGATTACATTTTCGGCAGATTGGCATACTTCCTCAACAACTGCGCTAGTGTATAAACTGCCAATTCCCAAAGCACTTCTTAACTCCGCTTCGGTGCAAAATGTAGCCGCCATTATTACCTTTCTTAAAGTAAAGGGGCGAAGGCTTCCAACGCCCCTTTACAGATGATTCCTATTTAGGAAAGTTTATGCAACCATCCACTTGTAAGCACCAGCGTTTACCTTATTGGCAATTGCGCCGTAACCATAATATGCCACGTCAATTTGACCGGAAGCAATTACGTTGGTCTCTAAGCGATACTTAGATGACTCGTACCATGTGAAGGATTGTGGATTAACTACAATAATAGAACCGTCTCCAGTTCCACCTAAGTAACGAGATACACGAAGATTCAAACCACCGATATTGCCTCGGATATTTGTAGGAGTCAAGTTACCGGAAGCGTTTTGAGGATTGATTGTCTGAGTAAATACTGCTCGGTTTGAGCCATCTACTAAGCCCATCAATGCACCCCATTGTTCAGGTGATACAACAATGTTCTCTGCAAAACCAAGAGTTCCAGAGTAAATTGAAACTGCTGAGTCAGCAATAAAATCTTGAATGTTTGCTGCGCTCATAGTGCGGTTGCCACCATCAGTCGCAACTGCGGATAATGTTGCGCCAACTGCGGCGTCTGTTGCGCTTGCGTAAGCAAACTCCATTTGACGAACCAACTCTGCGAAAAACGCTGGAGACGATCTGTCCAATAATTCAACAGAAAATATTTGGCGTCCTGCATATTTTTTAACGTTTACAGATAAAAATGAAACGTTTTGGTCAGTTTGTGATGGTGCTGCGCCTTCGGCTGTCTCTGCAACTGTTGGTACTTGAGTTAACTTAGGAATTTCAAAAGTCATTCCTGCGTCAGGAAGTGCTGCTGTCTGAATCGAATCAATAAACGGTCTATCCGCATTGCTAAGAGGATTAATTACCTCAGTCAATTGACGTGTAGGAATAAGTCCTGCGTTGTCAGTTGTATCTGCTGCTGCTGCAATGTATTGACGTGCTTGGTCATCATTTAGATATTGCGCACGAAGTGTATTCTCTAGGAATTTTTCCTTTGTGAACTCAAGACGTGGTTTTGTATAAATTGGTGCTGATACTGTTGGGCGAGAGGCTTCAACCGCAGGGGTCTCTACTACCTCATTCGCAACAGTTGTTTCAGGTGTTGTGTTTTCCACAATTGCCTCATTTTCTGTTTTGGTTT